AGAGGCCGTTGCGCCTATTCGTTCAGGACATCGTGTATGGTGTCATTCTATCGCAGCAACTCCCTATAAACTGTTGGAAGCCTTAGCTCAACAGGTAATGAGTCTGGAAAATGTCCAATTACTTCAACTGCATTTAGAGCATGCCGAAGTAGTAGCCAAACCAGAGTTAGAGGGGCATTTACGTAATCGTTGTTATTTTGCCAGTAAGTCGACCCGCCCCCTCATTAATCACAATAAAGCGGATTATGTACCGATGTTTTTATCGGAAATTCCTAAGTTATTTCGACGGGGGGAGCAGCCCATTGATGTGGCATTAATTCAGGTTTCGCCGCCTGATCGACATGGTTATTGTTCATTAGGGGTTTCAGTTGAGGCGACATTAGCGGCTTGTCGTGCTGCGAAAATTATCATTGCTCAAGTCAATCCATTGATGCCACGAACTCATGGCGATGCTGCATGGGCATGGCGTGATATTGATTATGCAGTAGAAACCACCAGTGACCTTCCTCAAAGTAGTACTAAAGACACTAATCCCGTCTATGACAAGATCGGTAGTTATATTGCGGAACTCATTCGTGATGGTGATTGCTTACAAATGGGGATTGGTGCGATTCCTAATGCAGCCTTAGCTTGCCTTGGCAACCATCAGCATTTAGGCATTCACTCTGAAATGTTTTCTGATGGTGTTGTGCCTTTGGTAGAAGCAGGCGTGATCGATAATAGCCGCAAAGTTATTCACACAGGTAGTTTAGTCACAGGTTTTGTACTGGGTTCACGTAGTTTATATGATTTTGTAGACGATAATGCCAATGTGCAATTTTTAGATATTGAGTATGTGAATAACCCTGCCGTGATTCGCAAGAATCCTCAAACAGTGTCTATTAATAGTGCGATTGAAATTGATTTATCAGGGCAAGTCTGTGCAGATTCGATGGGGAGTCAAATCTATTCTGGGTTTGGGGGGCAGGTAGATTTTGTAACAGGTGCCCAATTATCCAAAAACGGGCGCTCGATTATTGCCTTACCGTCTACGGCGATGAAGGATTCACAATCACGTATTGTCTCTAGTTTGAGTCAAGGCGCTGGCGTGGTGACTTCTCGCGCTCAAGTTGACCACATTGTGACAGAGTTTGGTGTGGCTTCCTTGCGGGGTTGTAGTTTGCGCGAACGCGCTCAAAAGCTAATCCAAATTGCTCACCCTAGTTTTAGAGAGGGATTAGCTCAGTCAATAGGTTTATAGCCTATTAAGCTGATGCTTATTAAACAAAATGGTGCAATATTTATTGCATTGCACCATTTATATAGCATTGAAAGTCGTTTTAATCGTTAAAGTCTTTTAAAAAGGGAGTGGCTTCATACTTCATTCCCGCTAATTTGTTCGTTTTTTGTCCAAAAATGCATCTAGGTTTTATTGGCATATTCTTTGCAAACCCATATTTCACAACAAACCTAACTTAAATGGAGATGCAGTATGAAACGTATCGCTGTGTGGACAATAGCTGTAATGAGTACTTTAGTAAGCACGAGTCCAGTTTGGGCGGGTGTGAGTGCCAATTGTAGGGTATAGATAGAAATGTTAATGATCAATTTTGCAAAAATTTTTAAACTTTAAAATAAAAACAATAAGTTACAAAGCACGCACAACCTAATAGTTTTACGTTTAAAATGTTCCTATTTTTCGTATTTTTATACTAAAGAGAGATGAGAAATATCCATCTCTCTCCTAATACCATACTTAAACAGCTATAAAGCTTTCAAAGTTAATCCAGTAAAAGCAGGCTCCCAAGTAGCAACCTGTTCGCACTGAGATTTAGTGATTATCACGCCTTGTGCTACCTGTCCAATAACGTTACCCAGTAATTTCAGCCCCATTGGCGCTAATTCTCGTCGCCATAGACTCTCTGGTGTATCGTCAGGTAGTACATGGCAAAAGTCTTGGGCTGCAATAGCACCCGTATCTGCACCGTCATCCATCCAATAAACCGTGCCGCCCGCTATAGCATCGCGCATGTGAATAGTCCAGCGCACAGCGTCACGCCCTCGGTGTCGCGGTAGTAGCGATGGGTGATAGCCAAGAGCGCCATACTTAGTTTTATGTCGTGCCTCTGCGCCGATAAAAGCATGAGCGTGAGCGCCTATAATCAGGTCAGTATGGGGTGGAATCTGCTTGGCTGTGACGTACTTACACTCAACTTGAGTAGCTATCTGTGAGTCAGTAGCCAGTTTATACAGGCGATCCGACTCGCTAGGAGTAATCACTCCAACTACCTTGTGGCGTTGGGTGCAGAGCTTTAAAATCTCTGCGCCAAACCACGACTGCCCTACAATCACTAATCGCATAGAGCCTCCTCACCCAAATAACGAAAACCTTGCACCGCTCTAAAGTGCCCACCATAGCCTGAATTGGTTGGGCGACGCTTCGCTTTGCTATCACTTTTGTAGATAGTCTCAATACAACGCCGCTTATTTTGCCCACACAGTTGAGCAGATACCTGCGTCCATTTGGGATCACGTCTTAGTGCCGCCGCCAGATTCGGGTGTGAAGTATGAAATAGAGTAGGCATCGGTTTGTTATAGCGGTTATTACCCTGTCGCCACGCTTCAGAGATGGTATTTAAAAACCGCATACCCACACCGATACCTTGCCACTCCGGCATAACCACCAGTCGGCAAGCCCTTGACTCCACTAGCCCCGGTCGGGTGCTGAACGCCACATGCGCCACCAGCTCATCATTGATGGTTGCCACGTAGCAATCAGCGGCTATCATATTGGGCAGTTTTAGATAGTGATGTGGCTCAAATAGTCGCCAATAACGCCAGTTGGTTTTGTAAATTTGCATGTCGAGAGCGGGTCTTTGCCTAAGTGACCCTCGATCAAAAGTACCTGTGGTGGTATCAAATACCCAATCCGGTTGTAGCCAATCCAGAATGTCATAATGACAGGATAGTAAAACGACTTGCCCATTTGTACGTCGCCATGATTTAGCAAATGCCGCAGCACCTACTTTAGCAATCTGACGGTCTACCACGCTGCTGAACTCGTCCAACACTGCCATTGACGGAGCTTCACAAACCAGACGGGCGAGGGTTGCTCTAAACTTTTCACCATTAGAAAGCACCGAATAAGGTCTAAGCCACGCAGGTACACTGCCTAAACCCACCGCCGCTAGCGCACCAGTGACCTGATTAAAATCGCCGTCCGGCATGATCTCATCAATGAGCGGCTTATCTTTTGCCCATTTTGGCGTGTAAAACTTGCCAACCTTTGAGCCAATGCTGGTCTTTCCACTACCCGATGCGCCGACAATTACACCAATTTTCCACTCCTTATCATCAATCGGTAGCTCTGCATCCAGCGTAAAATTAGCACCAGACTCTACATTAAATAAGGATTTAACCCGCTCGGCTCGGTAAGAATCAAAATCAGTGCAAGTATGGTTGATAGCGACTTTCATACAGTTACCACCTTTACTTTATAATCCTGATTTCTGAGCTGATTGAATAGTTGCTCTTGGTGCTGAGCGTCTTTGCAAACGATGATGAGTCCGTATTGCTCTTTGTATTTAAAGCCGTTCTTTCCCAATAGGGGTGGCTGAGTAGGTTTCGTCATGGGTACTCCCATTATCGGGCGATCTAGTCGCGCTAATGGGAAGCTCGGTGGCTTTCAAGTGATTCAATGTCCGACAACGCGGACATTTGATGGATAAAAACGTATAAACCGCTTCTGCTAATTTTTTACTGCACTGACCACAACGTACCACCTGCATACTCTATCCTTTTATTAAGTTGTTATTGCATAGAGTCTTGTAGTATTGGGCTAGTTCGTAGAGCTTTAACGGGTTGCCCCGTGTAATAAGTAATCCTGTACCTTGTCTTTAATCCGCTGTTCGTCGCTTTGGCTCATGCCTAAGAAGGGTCTTGCGGGAATATTTTGCTGGCGGTTGTGGGCTTTGACAGCTTGATGGACTGCATTCGGTAGGCGCTTTCCAAAGACCTTAGTTGCTTGGCGACTATGAGCACTCACGGATTGAGTGCCGGAAAAGCCAAACTGATGCACGGCGGCATAGCTTTTATTTGTACCGACCAGCGCATAATCATCGCCTGACTCAGCTTGAATAGAGGCTGCCAAACTACCCGTAACTTGCAGAATTTTTCCAGCATGCCCACCGCGAGCGCGTTGTTGTTGGGTGGCGGGTTTGAGTGGCTGCCACGGCGTGCCTGTTACAGGGTCGCGTTCATGAGCAAACGCATCTTCCACTACCTCTAGCATGAGTAGGCTAATACCTGTCATCACAGGGCGCATATGAGAGAGCCTGTGCTGTAGGGTTGCTACCGTATTTTCTAAAGCATCCGTATTAATTTTAATAGTAATCGTCATAACGTTTGCTTGCCTTTGCCGAGTAGTTCATCTAGGGCTTGCTGCCCGATTAGACGTAGAGCTTCCAGCTCTTTGGGAGGTATGGCTGATTCCAGCGCCTTGAACTTATTAGTCAGGGTTTGGGCTAAGTGATCGGTGGCTGCTTTAGCGGGATTGTAACTCCAGCCCGCGCTGGGCAACATGATCAACGGCTTGCCCTCTTTGTCTAGTTCGCGGGTGCGCACACCTGTGACTTCAGTAGTTAAAGGATTGCCTTGAGTATCTTTGCCCGCAGGTACGGTGCGCGTGACTAATTGCCCGCCACTACTTTCTACAACCAGCCCTAAATCTTGTACTTTGCGTTCCGATCTTGGCATGACACGGCAACGACAGCCCCAATCATTAGGCGGGAATAAGGTATCCCAGATTTTATCATCATAACGAAAGATGCGGTCATTCATGGCTGCATGGGTGGGGCGTGTGACCTGATCCATGACGGATACATATTGCCAGTAGGGTGTTGCCCACGCGCCTTCTTGCATGGCTTTGTAACGCCCTGCCATATACGCCACCTGAGTGTTCTGGCGATAAATCAAAGCAAGGCGTGCGGGTGAGCCATATTGTACAGGGCGTCCGGTGTTGTCATAGGCGTCTAGTACCTCGCCCGTTTGCTTATCAATCGCTTTGCCCCACCAACCCTTACTTTGCAATAGTGGCGTGAGGCGCTTGACAAACTCTTTTGCGCTCAAGCCCTCGTTGAGTACCTCAGTTAAGCCCTTGTGCAAATCCTTTAGAATATCCAGCTTGGCA